ATAATATAGTACATACCAAATTATTCTTTGTAACGGTTGTGTTACAATACATAAAGTACTGATTATCAGCACAATAAAATGATAAATAAATTAAAATAATACTACCTATTTAATACTATATATTATAAATATGCTATTTAGTACTATTCAGTACATTATTAATAAAATACCTATATACTATATAATGCTATCAATTCATTAGGCATTAAATAAGGCCTTCAGGTGGTTAATTATATTTTATCAGTACATTTATACTATACATATATTAAAAGTCTTTTAGATAGCTTTATTCAAGGTCTATTTAATAAATTCTATCTTTTACTACTCTTTACCTTTACTCTGTTAACTGGGTTTCTTGTGGTTTGTCTGCTTTGGGGTTTTCTTTGGTTTTTTAGGCGTGATTATCTTCTACCTATTATCTCCCTATTTAACCTACAAAAAATACCTTTCAATCTTGCGCTTTGCATCCTGAAAAAGTGGTAAGCGTTAAGGCTTTCCGATTTCGTTTTGTCTGATTGTTGGCGGTTTTGGCTGGGTGTTGTGCTGGTCTGTCTGGATGTTTTAGGGTACGGCGGTCTGGTGAAAGCGTTTCTTTTCGGCGCGTGTTGAGGTTGGGCGAGCGGTGATAGTCCCCGTTACGAGGATATGTATAACCTCGTTAAAGCTATATGTGGTATCTATAAAGTACCCCGTTAAGCCTACCCCTGTTTGTGTATTGGGTGTACCCCGTTTTGTGAGTGGTGGTATGGTTATGTACTATTTGTGGGTGCGTATGCGTGCGATGTAGCTGTTTTTTGTGGAAGAGTTAAGTTTACTCCTTAAAAAATAAAGTATTGTTAAGGGAGATTTTTAGGTGTTGTTACTGATTATCAAGCAGTTAGCTAAAAGTTAGTATACTGTGGGTATACTGACCAGTATGCTGTGGGGATACTAACTATTGTCTAATATATTTTAAAAAATACTTTTGGTATTGTTAAATAAATACTGTAAGTTTGCTGTGTAGATACTAATAGTATATAGAAGTTATAAACTAATGGCGAAGAAAAGAAAGGAAATATTAAATTACATATCGGGTTGGCACTTTGATGAGAATGAATGTATTAAGGTTAATGATATTCATGGTGAGAAGGTTGAGTTAAGCCATACCAAAAGGTTTCATAACTGTTTGTATTTATTGGCAGGGTTGAGTCCTTGTGCGAGAAACTTAATGGATTGGTTAGGCGAGGAGATGAACGATAAGAATATTATATATCATACCGAGGATAGCAGGAGCGCGTTTAATGACTTTATAACTATGATAACAAATGATAGAGTTAGATATGCAGACCAAACGATTAAACAGGCGTGGGGTGAGCTAAGTGCATCAGGTTTGATTATTAAGCAAGGGAGCAGGTCAGCGTTCTTAGTCCACCCTAAATACTTTTTTAATGGGGAACAGAAGAAAAGGATTGAAAGGATTGTGGCTAAGCTGATATTTGATAATAGTGGAATAGATAACTTTAAGGTACTGACTAATAAAAAATTAGGAATATAATTAAAATAAAAAGGTATGGAACAATTGGATTTATTTTTAGGTAGGCAATTGAGGGATAATGGAATTGCTCAATCTATGGAAAATGCTGATAAGCATGGTAATAAATGGACTTATTATGCTTATCAGTTTTTGCTTAACTATATTAAATCAAATAAAGAATTTATGGCAGAAGATGTTAGGCTTGCATCTGATGGGATTGTTGAAAATCCACCAAGTCAAAGGGCATGGGGAGGAGTATTTGTAAGGGCAGTAAAATCTGGATTAATTAAAAGAAAGGGTTTTATGAATGTGAAAAATGCAAAAGCGCATTGCACCCCTGCGACTTTATGGGAAGTATGCTAAATATTTTAAACACTAAATAAATAATTATGGAAATTAAAAAAATGACAGCAGTAAGTTGGCTAAAAAAACAAATCGAGGAAGATTTTATTAGTAATGGAGGACTATCGTTAAACGCTATTTTTGAAAACCTTGAAAAAGCTAAAGAAATTGAAAAAACGCAACTCATAGGTGCTTATTTTGATGGACAAAACCTCTTGGGTGACCCTAATGAGTTTGTTGATGATGATACAGATGCTAAGGATTATTATAAAAACGTTTATGAAAACTGAAAACATAGGTTGGCAATGCCCTAATTGCTTAGTGGTGTATGCTCCAAAAGTGGATAGATGTGAATGTTCTGTTCTGACAAAGGTATCACTTAGTGGAGGAAATATTGGTGTTTTAAATACAGCAATTACGGTAACTAATGCAAATACTACTTCTTATGCTTATATCTGCTCAGGATATGTAAGTGAAACAGGGGATGGTATATGTACTAAGTGTGCAAAGCCTAAATGGAATCATTTTAACGTAAGCTATACATAATATGAAAACACCAACAGAAAAAGCTATGAGCAAAGAAGAAGAGTACTATGTAATTTCTTACGATGGACAGATGATTGCTCTTGTTGAGATACAAAATTTGGAGCTATTTGACAATGAGCAGTTTGTTTCTGACCTTAATGGTGATGGGTATAAAATCCAGAAGATAACAAAAACGCAAAAGGAAATACTATTACCTGAAAATGTAAACTTGAATTAATGAAAAAAGAAATAGATATAATGAAAGAGGCTATCCATGTTTATGGATATGAGAGCCAAGTAAATAAGTTTATAGAAGAAGCAGGAGAGTGTATTGCTGCGGTGATGCGTTTTAAGAACAGTCCATCTAATGAAACGCAGGCGCACATGGATGAAGAGCTTGCGGATTTGGGCATTATGCTTGAACAGATGAATATCATGTTTGATAAGGGAAATGCTATTAAATTTCGTGAATTAAAGATAGAACGATTAGAGTACAGGCTTCAAAGTATAAAGCATGAAGAAAAATAATTGTTTTTTGTTGGTTACATTTGTTTATAACTTATAATTATTAAAATGAAAAACGATAAAAAACAAACACCGAAAAAAGGAACTCTTGTTAAGGTAATGAAATCAGTATTGAAAGAAGTTCCAAAGTCAAAGCCAATGAAAAGGGTTATGATGCCCGAAGTAAAGGTTACTGCAACGAGAATTAGAAAGCCTGTTGACCAAAAAGTAGGTTTATATCCTAAGGGTGAAGCTTCAAAGAAATCTGTTGATAGCTTGAAAAGAGTTGGGTTTGGCAAAGCTATTGGTGAGCCAATAATGAAGAAGGGCGAACGACCTATGTACGGTACTTCAGCAAGTGATGTGATTAAAAAAGCCTTAAAGAAAAAGTAATGGCAAAGGTTATTTCTTCATCTGTAAAAAAGATTGAGCATGGGAAAGTTTCAAGGCCGAATATTCATTCTAAAACAAAATCAAGCAAAATGAAGTCATCTAAGAATTATTTAAAAAAATATAAAGGTCAAGGAAGATAATGGTAGAGAAAAATAGTCTTTGGAAAAATATAAGGGAGAAAGCCAAACAGAATAAGATTACTGGTGCTAAACCTAAGAAACCTACTGCGGCTATGCTGAAGCAGGAAGCTAAGATTAAAGCTAAAAATAAATGATTTACGAGCCTAAAAACAGGCTTGAAGTTACAACTCCTAATGGTGATGGTGTGGTATGGTTGGTTACGGAGCTGGGGCACGAAACAGACACTATTTATACCATCATCATTAACGACACTTGTGAGTTATGGCAATTCACACACAAAGATATTATAGTGAAACCAAATATAACATTTAGAAGATATGGCAAAGATACCTGCTTGGACAAGAAAAGAGGGTAAAGACCCAAAAGGAGGATTAAATGCCAAAGGCGTAGCGTCTTATCGTAAGGAAAACCCTAAAAGTAAGCTAAAGATGGCTGTTACTACTCCTCCTTCAAAACTTAAAGCAGGAAGTAAACCTGCTAAGCGAAGAAAATCATTTTGTTCAAGAATGAAAGGAATGAAGGCTAAATTAACGTCTGCTAAAAAAGCTAAAGACCCAAATGCAAGAATTAATAAAACTTTAAGAAATTGGAATTGTTAAACACACACTAAAAATGCAGAAGAGAAACCTTGCGATAATAAACCTAAGTGACCCTGAAAAACCAAAATTAGATTTCCTATCCAAAAAATCATTCTTAGATGACCTGAAAGATTTTACTCACAAGGATAGAGTATGGATAGTTGTCGAAAAATACTACACTAAAAGAAGTTTAAAGCAGAACAACTTGCTTCACCTGTACTTATCGGAGATAGCCAAAGAAACAGGTATGCAATTAGAGCAGATTAAAGAAGCTTTAAAGAAGAAATTTCTAACTGTTCCACTTACTACCAAAGATGGAGATATAATGGCAGACAAGGAAACTGGTGAAGTTATGGAAAGAGTTAGGGGAACATCAGAACTAACTGTTACAGAGTTTATGGATTTTACTGATAATGTTAGAGTATGGGCAATGGACTTTTTGGGTATTCATTTACCACTTCCTGAAGAGCAGGTTAAATTAAAATTTCAAAATAGAGAATAAGTTTTTATATTTGCTTGTCTATTATCTGGCATCTCTGCCGATTTAGTGTGTTTTCATCGAATGGTCTGGTAGTGCGGACTACTCAAAAATTAACCCCAGAGTTTTTCCAATTTCTCTGGGGTTTCTTGTTTGTGGTCAGGACAGGACTCGAACCTGCATGATGAATAATTTTCTCTTACATGATATACACGACATATTCATCTATCATATCATTAGCGTCTACCATTCCGCCACCTGACTGTTTATACCGTTCCTATCTACTTTAGGAGCATACGGTATCAGATGCTTCCTCATAACCTTCGGATAGGTAAGTGTTTTAATCAAGCCTTTGTTTCACTAAGGGTAGAATTATGAGAACCACCCTTGTTCTAAAATCTCTTCAGACACCATACGGAATGATTAAAATATTACTAATTGGTTATTAGTTAATCGAATTTCTTCTTTTATTTCAGTTATGATAATAATTGTTTCTGTTCTTACAAATGGAAGTCTTAAATCCAATGCAACAGGTGGTGGCATATCCCTTATTTCTTTTTTTATGTCACAACTATTTGCTCTTCTGTATTGTCCATAAACTCTTGAAGCATCTAAAGCTACTTTTTCCCATACATGAGCTTGAACTTCTATAAACAATCTTTCAAAGTCAGAAAAATCCCCTCTGTTTGCCTTTTCTAAGCAATTCTTAAAGAACGGATGTTCTATAATCAACTTTGATTGTTGTTTAATTGTTGCCATTAAGAAATATTTGCGCCTATTTTAGCATAAAAATATAAAAGTATTAATAAAAACAATAAATTATTTTTTAATTATCGTAAAATTATCTTCAATTTCTTTAAAAGAATAAACTTTGTAAAGTTCAGTATAATCTTTATTAAACATCATATTTCCATAAACATCAATGTATAATTTACAGCAATTTATAAATAGTTTAGGGTCTTTTTTAGCGTAATCAGACACTAAAATCTTATTTCCTACTTCAATTTTATCAAGTATTTTCCAGCAAAAAGCAAGTATGCTATCTTCAATTATTTTCATTTGCAAATTTATTTTGTTTATCAATAGAAATTAGTAAATCTTCTAATTTAGAACGCTCAATCATACCATCTCGTAATAAAAGCCTAAGTTGTGTATTTTCTGATAAAACAGATGAAATAGTATCAACAAACTCAAATAAAATATTCAGTCTATCCTGAACCTCATTAATCTTCTCGCTGTTGCCACTTTTAATGCGATATGCGAGCATTTCATCCTCCATCTTATAAAGTACACCTTTGGCTAATAATAATTGCTTGTGTGGCTTTAATTCAGCTTCCTTTTTGTAGGCATACATCTCTGCCAAGTCTTTGTAGTAGTTTTCCTTGCTCATGATTAAAATGGACTTTCCTCCTCCTTGACAATTCTTGGCACTAACGGTTCTCTAAAATCTGTGGTTTTTACAGCTTTTTCATGCTCAAAAGCATAAAGGTCTTTGTATTCGCCAAGTTCATAGTACCTGTTCCTTCTCCAATCGAAATACAAACTAATTGTTCCTCGTGCAGAAACTCCTTTTGGTTTTGCCTTCTCAATATTTATTAAAACTTCATTATCTCGGTATGGAATACCATTTTCATCTTTCATACCTGAAGGTGGTCGCCACATATTAATCCAAGTCATTGCTTTACGTAACAATGCCTGACCTCCTGCCGCTTCCCTTGCCATAGGCATAGGATAGTATCTGAATCCTGATTTTTCAACTACAATTTGCTGATGCGCTGGATGAAGTGTTTGCAAACAATGTTTTTTGTTTTTCTTACAGTATCTACGAATATCACTACAAAGTTTTTCTATGTATAAATCTTGTCTTGAACCAAATTCGGTCATGTCATGAATCAACTCATTGTATGGGTCGGACATAATAATTTTTTCATCGGTTACTAAATCCGTTAAATCCTTAAAACTATAACCTTTTTCATCACCATCAACGATTGAAAAGTATTCATCAATGTAATTTATTGCTGCATAATATTCCTTGTCATCTACATGTCCATTAATAGATTTGTAGAAAGATTTTCCTGTGAGTTTGTGAATTAATTCAGAATAAATATCCTCTACACTTCCTGTTTCTGGAGAATAAATCAATGATTTTTTTCCAAACTTAATTGCTTGGTTAATTACAATTTCAAAACAAAATTCTGATTTTCCATGATGCGGAGGAGCAAGTATAAATGTGAATGAACCTTGTTTTAGGCTGTAAAGACTATCCAATTTTTTAAAGCCAGTATTTTCTCCTCTGGGTATTCCAATTTCCCTTAACTCGTCTAAACTCTGCTGAATGTGTGTGTATTTCTTTATCATTTTAGTTTGCTGCTACCATTGAGTACGATTTAGTGCTTTGTTTAACTGGTGCATTTAAAAACTTTTCAATTTTGTCCTGCCTTAAAATAAATTCAGGAGTTAAATACTTAAAATTTGTTTCGATATGATAATCGTCTTTATGTGCGTTTTCAATTGCTGTAAGTATATCAGATTTGCTGTAATCTTTCAATCTTGATTTTAAAGCAGTTTTAACTTTTTGCGTGGCCTTAAAATTTCTTTTAGTAAAAAAATTAAACCAATCAATAAATTTCTGAAAATCAATAGCCAATGTGTCAACATTGGTATATATATCTTTATTTATTACATTACCATTTACATTTACATTTACAGTTGAATGTGTTGAAGTTTGTTGAACAGAATCAACACTTGTTGAATTTGTTAAGATTTGTTGGTTTTCTTTTGCTAATCTTTTTGATTCTGCGCTTGCTTTTCCTGCACTTGAACGCTTTACTTTTATGTTTTCCCAATGCCTTAAATCACGCTTTAATTGCTGTTTAATAGGTTCAAATGCTATATCAATTACTAAGCTATCTATGATTGGATTTTCATCGTTAACGTATGATAAAATAGTTTTGAATAATACACCTGCATCACTATCTGTTAACTTGTTTAGTGTGTGATTTAAATCAGAGTATAGTAAAAATGATTTTTTGTCTTCTGCCATTTTCTTAATTTATGAATTGTATAAAGCCTAAAAAACAATTAATCTTTTGGTCTATCAAACCTATTTAATAGTGTTACTCCAAACTTCTCGTAAGTGGTTAATTTTTTTTCGTTAATCCAATTATAGATTGTCCTTTTTGTTTTATCTACAAGGATAGCATATTCATCAATCGTTACAAGATTTTGAATTGGCGGTAGTTTTTCTTTTGTTGTTTCCATAAGTCAAAAGTAATTACTATTTCACAAATAATGAAATTTATTTGCAAATAAAAAAACCGCAACCATTAGATACGGTTTTTTTATTTAATCAACAATAACTAATTAAGCGTTAATGCTTGTTGTTAAAGTTGTTACTGTTTGACCTACCCAATAAGCACCAGTCAATACGTTGTTACCGTTGTAATAATTAACAGTAATAATTGATTGTGTGCCGGGTTGTGATGCTTGTTCTTCTGCTGTTGCAGATTGTACTTGTTGAATATAACCAGTTCCAACAAGAAGTACAGGACAAGGATTTGCTAAACCAGAGAAGGAAGTTCCGTCTGGAGTTTGAAGTACGTTAACGCTTACAGCTACTGCCATGATATTTTAAATTTAAAGGGTTTATAAACTAAGGTAAAGATATAGTAAAAAATAATATTTTTTTTATTTGGTAATATGGGTTTAAATAATGATTTTTGTTTAGCGCAAACATTCTAACAGTAATGAAACAAGAGAGAACCTTATTTAAAACCCACCCAACGGCAGATGCAACCCCCAAGTTGCTGTATGTTTGCGCATCATTTGTCGTTGGGTTATTTAAATTATGACAAAAATCGTAATGGCCTCCTACGTAACCGAAACAAACGGGCGGTTACAATATGCCAAAGATACCTTGTGTTCTTTATTAGACACCGTTGATTTTTATACTCATGAATTATTTATTTGCGACAATGGAAGTTGTTCGGAAATGCTTAAATTCTATCAAGTATTTCAATCATTATTTTATAAAATTTATCTTGAAAGTAATTTAAAAATACAATACAATAGTTATAATTTAGGCACAGCAGAAGCAGTTAATTTTGGTATTAAAGAACGAAAGCCTAATCAGTTTGTAATAAAAATTGATTCAGATGTAGAGATAGGTAGAAATGGTTGGGTTGAGGATATGGAAGAGTGTTTTTCTCGTTACCCAAACTTGGGCATACTTGGCCTTAAAAGAACAGAAGTTACTCAAAAGGCCGACCACGAAAATCCTGCATACAGAACTAAATTAGTATCTGCTCCTCATGTAAGAGGGCAGAAGTGGATTACTCTTGAACTTTGTGAAGATATTATAGGAACTTGCACCATGTTTTCCCCTGAACTACTTGATAAAATAGGTTATTTATTTCAGCCTGCAAATTATGGTTGGGATGATGTATTGGCTTGTATTCGTTCAGAAAAGGCAGGTTTCGTAAATGCTTTTTTACCACACATTCCAATTATTCACTTAGATGATGGAGAAGGAGATTATGTCAAGAAGAAATTAAAGGAAGCTGAAAAGACTATTGCAGAGTTTGGTGAGATAGCTGAAGATTATAAAAGTGGTGTAAGAGATATTTATTATAATCCATACGAATAATGAAGTTAATAACAGTAGCAACAAGTTTAGGTAACGATGGCCTTAATCAATTATATAATTCAGCTAAAAAAAATGGTTGGGATATTGAGGTTATAGAAGCAGAGTGGCGAGGATTTGGTACAAAGCTAATTGAAACATATAATTACCTTCTAAGAAATCCTGACGTTAAAGATTTTATGTTTGTTGATGCTTACGATGTTGTTGCTTTATCTACTCCGCAGGAGGTTATTGAAAAAATAAAAGACAGAAGTAAAATGCTTGTTAGCGTTGAAAAAAACTGTTGGCCTGATTCAAAATTATCTACTGAATACCCTGATACTGATAGCGAGTGGAAATACATTAATTCAGGAACTTATTATGCACCGAGAGATGTGTTTATGGAACTGATTGAGAAAAATCCTCCTTTATATTCAGATGATGACCAGTTGTGGATGACTAATGAGTTTCTTAATCACAAAAATAGTTTTGTTTTGGATTATTCTTGTCAGGTATTTCAATGTTATTCGTTTATATCTGAAGATGACTTTGGATATGAAAATAAAAGGCTTCAGAATTTAAAAACAAAAAGTGAACCTGTGTTTATTCATGGAAATGGGAAAACAGACCTAACCAAAATAATCGACCTATTATGAAATTAGATAGTTACGCAAATATTTGGGGTGATATTCCTGAATACCATAATGCAATACATGAATCATTTTCTGAATTGGTTAATGAGCATGAAGAATTAAGGGCTCATAGGGATTTTGTAGAAAGCAATGCTTTTGGCTTTGGTGAGAGAAGTTTTGGTTGGCTATTTAAATTAATAGTTGATGAAATGCCTAAAGAGTTTTCCTTCTTAGAAATTGGCGTGTTTAGGGGTTCTTCATTAAGCTTAATTAAACTTCTTGCCAATATATCAGATAGGAAAGTAAAAAGATACGGTGTAAGTCCTATGGATAATAGCGATGGCCATTGGGATAGCGATTATTTCCATGATGTTTCTCGTATTCATTATAGTTTTGATTTAGAGCCAGATTACACTATTTATCATGGTTCAAGTACCGAAGAAAGAATAATTAAAAAATCTTTGAATACTGCACCATACAATATTTTATACATTGATGGTGGTCATACGAGAGAGGTTGTAGATTCAGACTTACTTTATTATCCACAAATGATAAAGTCTGGTGGGTATCTAATGATTGATGATTGCTGCAATGATATGAAGATGCCATTTGGATTTTTTCAGGGCATTCAGCCAGTTACCGATGCTGTTTTGGAATGGGAAAAAACAGAGATAGGTAAAGATTTTGAGTTTGTATTTAATGTTGTTCACCTTAAAGTATATAAAAGAAAATGAACGGAAAGAAAGCCCGTAAGTTAAAGCAAATATCTAATAGAGAATTTGAAACTTCAGATGATAAGTCTAAGAGAATGGTTTATCAGGACTTGAAGGATATGTATAAAAAAGGTCATGTAAAATTTACAAAATGAAAAATGTTTTCTATTTAAGTATGGTTGAAGATGATGCTGCTTCGTTTTACAGAACGAATGGTGTCTTTCCGTTTTTAAATCATGAAGAAATTTCGGTAAAGAATATTTTTAATCCTCAAAAAGTCTATGGATGGGAGAGTTTGATAGGTGCAGACATTTTTGTCTTTCAAAGGCCATATCATGAGCATCATGTTAACCTGATAATGATGGCAAAGGATATGGGCATTAAAGTTATTTGTGAATATGATGATGATTTGCTTAATGTTCCATTTCATAACAATGCAGCAGTTACACTAACAGAGCAAAGGGCAAACATTAAAAAGGCATTAAGTCTTGCCGATGAAGTATGGGTAACAACAGAATCAATTAAAAAAGAATATCGTTTTTACAATAGGAATATATATGTTATTCCAAATGCTCATAATGATTATTTATATCCAATAGAAAATAAAAAGCCATTTGATAAAACAAAAAAGATTGCTGCATACAGGGGTGGGGCAAGTCATGAGGCAGATATGTATCAAAATATAAATGATGTTGTTTCTACAATAAACAATAATACAGATTGGGAATTTAGATTTCAGGGAAGCAGGTTTAAATTTTTAGAAGATAGGACAAGTGATAATCATACCTATACAGACCCATTTACAATTATGCAGTTTTATAAAAGCTATCATGATTTGAACCCTAACATAGCTTTCTTCCCATTGATTACAAACACATTCAATGATGGTAAAAGTAATATATCATTTTTGGAAGCCACGTATGCGGGTGCAGCATTTATGGGAAATAGGAATTTATCTGAATTTAATTTACCTTTTGTTATACCTATTCAAAATGGTTTTAAGGATGAATTTGAAAAAGTAAAAAATGATTTTTACCGATTAGAGATATTAAATAATGATTCTTGGAGTTGGATTTTAGAAAACAGATTATTGAGCAATATAAATAAACTAAGAGTAGAGAGAATATTATCATGAAGCCAAATTTAAATTACATTTTAATTTTACCTGAACCTGTTGTTGAAAGTAAATTTATTTTTACTCCTGATACTATTGCAAAATCTTATACAAAAGGAACAGTTGTTAGTACAGGAGATGGTTGCTATAATCAAAAGACAGGAGATTTCAGGCCAGTTCAAGTTAAAGTTGGCGATAAGGTTGCCTATACACCAAATGTTGGTTATTTGGTTGATAATGATGGTAAGGCTTGTGTTTTATTAAGGGAAGAAGAGATATTTACAGCAAATGGTTTTCCCATTAATGATTGGATTGGTATTAAATTCGATGAAAGTCACAATAGAACAGTTAATGTAGGCGGCATTCAGATTGCAAGACCTGAAACGTGGGTTTATCAGGAGTTTGATGATAAAACTATGTATGAAAACAATAAAGATTTAAAAGCCACAAATCCTCAAATAGCACATATTCTAAATTCCAATGTGAAATATGGTTTGCAAAAAGATGACTTAGTGTTTGTCCACTACTTGCAATATAATTCTGATTTAATTATTGATGGTATTAAATACATTCCATTTAATACAATATTTTTTAAGATAAACGGTAAAGATGATTTTGAAATGGCCGATGGTATTTTGCTTGCTAAAAGAATACTTGTTGAAGCACCAAAAACAAATTCGGGTATATTTTTAAGTTCTGTTGAAACTAAAAAAGAACCATTAAAGCTTGTTATAACACATATACCAAGAGATTCAAAATTAAAAACAGGAGATATTATTATAACTGAAGATGATTATCAATATGAGATTGATGTTTATAATGAAACCTATGTTAAAATAACACCAGATTGGATTGCTGCAACAATTAGTTGATATGGGAGTAAGTGGTAGAATTGGAAGCGTAGAAGTTATACATGAAATTGCAAAAATTTCTAATCAAACGCAAGCTGCTGTTCAAGGTACAATAGACGCTTATCATCAAATCATATTAAGGGAATTGAGAAATAACAATACGGTTTCCTTTAAAAATTTTGCAAGTTATGCTTCGGGTTACAGAAAATCAGGTCTGATAAATCCGCAAGGCGTAGCCATTATTGGCTCTAATTCGGCAAAGATTATTCCCTCAAAGAATATGCGCCATGTTATAAACTCTACCGAACCTATTGAGTTTGATTTGGGTTTATTTGAAACAGTCCAGAGCAATACTATTATTAAGCTTAAAAAAGAAGTCAAGAGGTTAATCACTTCAAGGTATCGTGCATCAAAAAGAGCCGACATTCTTAGGGATAAGTATAACAAAAGAGTAAGGGAAATTTATAATAGTACAAAAGAAATAAGAAAGGTTCATAGGTACAAACAAGCATCTGCTCTTTTAATAAAACGCAGGGCAAGGAACTTATTGAATGATAAGATATTGAGAAAACGCATCAACTCAACCTATTTTTTAGATGCCATCACAGCTTTCCCTGTATTAACAGAATTTTATAAAACTCAAAGCTTAACGATTAATGAAATAAATATGTTCATTATTGTCAATCACTTTGAGTATTTTACTGTAAAAGATTCTGAATTATTTGGATTTAAAAAGGCTACTGCCTTAACTGTTCTGAATACATTGCATGGCGCAGGATTGCTTGAAAAATTTACTGGTCATTCAAATAAGTATTCAGTTAGTCTTAGTGGTAAAAGAAAGTTTACCAATTTTTCAAGAGAAATAAATAGCGGTGTTCGTAGGTTATTGAATAAATATAGGGATAAAGTAAAGGATGAAGATGAAAGTTTACCTGTAAAATTTAAAGATTAATATCATGGTAGGAAAAGAATTGGCAAAACTTCGTAGCGGAATAGCAGATGTTGACAATTATATTGAGAAGCTTGAAGAAAAGGTAAATGCTATCAATGGTTCAAATACATTAAGGCTTATTACATCAATAGATTCTATGGCAGGTAAGATTGCTACCGATATTGATATGATGGCAAATGGTCAACAAGATGAAGATGGAAATGAAGTTGAAATATCTCATAAGATTGTTGATACCTTTATAAAACTTATTGATAAGTCAGATAAGATAAAATCATTCTCTGAAGTTGTTGAAGCATTGCGAAGTTTGGATGATGATTCAGATACAACAAAGGTTGGAGAAAGTATTTTTGAAAAAACCGAAAGAAAGATAAAGAGCAAGCTGAATGGCAAGACAAATTAAAATTATGCTTCAGGGTTTGGAATATGTGACACCCGATGTTCCAAAGCAGATTCGTGGCAGAGATTTAATGAAGCGTGACCAAGTTTGGAGTAGAGATACAACATATTTACAATGGGATTGGAATACTGACCCTGCACAGGGATTTGTATGGCACGAGAAGCCTGCAAAGGGTCAGATTGAATGGTATGAAGCAGAAATAGAAAGACTGCATACAGGTGCGTGGATAATGATTTACGGTGAACCTGTTTACTTTAATAAGTACGCTTATTTCTTTCATCAATGGTTTATGCTTCAGGAGGGCATATACCCTATTTTTAAAGACACCTCATTAGAATATTTTCGTTTTTATCAGATATGTGAAGATGATGACTTTACATTGGGAGATTGTGGAATAAAAGGAAGGCGTGTCGGTCTTTCATCAATGAAGGCATCCATAAATCTACTTATAGGTTTACTTGAAGAAAATACATTGCAGGGTATTGTATCTAAAACAGGTACGGATGCAAAGGAAATGTATTTAATGGTAAAGAATGGATTGGAAAACTTGCCAGAGTTTTTGATGCCCGATTTGGCTAAGGTTGCAGAAACTGAATTGCACATAGCAAAACCAAGAAGTAGAATATCGACAAATAATAAAACCGTTTCGGGGGATAAGGGTAAGAATAATCGTATTAATTGGCTTTCTACTGCTGAAAATGCTTACGATGGTCGTAGAGCAAGAAATATTACAATAGATGAGTGTATGTCACCTGATACTAAAATATTGTGTGATGGCTTTGTATTTAGGGAGATAAAGGATATTAATGTTGGTGATTACATTATTGTAGAGGGCGGAAAAAGAAAGCGTGTAGCAAAGGTTTTTAATGGGCAAGATGAAATGTTTTTGGTAAAGCAACCGTATTCTAAGGATTATGTTGTTTCATCAAAGCATAGGCTTTATTTGGAGCAAAGGTGCAGCGTTAAAACTATCAAAGATGATGGAATAAAAATTATTACTCCATTAGAAGCAATTAATTTAGGAAAGTATAAAAAAAGAACAACCTATGGCGTAAGAAGTTCTGGAATTGATATAAAATCAAAACAAAATTTAATTGACCCATATATTTTTGGGGCTTGGATTGGCGATGGATTTAGTCAAGCTATGGGGTTTATTGTAAATTATGAAGATGATTTAGAATTGTATGAATACATAAAGTATTATGGCAAAGGTTTAGGGTATAATGTTTCTGAACATAAAGTGTCTAATAGCAAAAAGGTAGTAAGACTTTATTATACAATGGCTGAAAGAGGCAAGGGAACTTATACAAACCCATTAATGGATGAATTAAAGAGGTTGAATGTATTAAACAACAAGCATATACCAAATGAATATTTATTTAACTCTCGCGAAAATAGATTAAAATTATTGGCAGGCATTATTGATACTGATGGTCATTGTTCAATTAAAAAGGGTTCAATACATATTACGATGTCCAATACTGAAATTATTGACCAAATAATATTTTTATGTAGGTCTTTAGGGTTATCAGTTTCTAAAAATAGAATAAGCAAAACAAATTTTAATACAAGCTCTTACAAAGTTTCTATAAGTGGAAACCTTTCAGAAATACCAACAATATTAAAAAGAAAACAATTTAATGGATATGTTCAGCAGTCTAAGTATAGAAGAAACGGAATTGAAGTTTCATCAATAGGTATAGGCGAATATGTCGGTATTCAAGTAGAAGCAACCAACGACGACGATAGAAGATTGATATTGGAAGATTTTACTTTGACAATGAATTGTGCAAAGTGGGAGGAAGCCAATGTAGAAATTTGCTTAGCTAAAATAAGCGAAACTCTTGTTATTGGTGCGTCTGTTATTGGTCATGTATCGGCTTTTAGTTCGGTAAATAGAGGTGATAAAGGTGGTAACAACTTTAAAAACATTTGGCTTGGTTCAAATCATTTAGGGAAACTTGACTCAATAGGTCAAACAGAAACAAGACTAAAAAGATTTTTCCTTGAAGGCTATCGTGGATATTTTGGTTATATTGATAAATACGGAAATTCTGTAATTGAAAATCCTACTCCAGAACAAACAGCATATTTAACAAAACTTGTTGACCCAACAACAGGAAAGAAGGCTTGTCCAAATCCTAAGATAGGAGCAAAGCAATATATTCAAGAAAGAAGGTCTTTACTTTCAAACAATCCTGAAAAATTATCAGAGTGGGTTCGTATGTACCCATTTGAATGGCAGGAAGTATTTAAGGATTCAAATAATATGTGCCACTTTAACTTAAATGAGTTAAATGAACAGATATTAAGTATTGAGTTAGAGCTTGAAGGTAAAAACAAATCAGAGAATGGTCGTGTTGGCTTATTTAAAAAACATGATAGCGGAGAGGTTTATTTTGTAGATAATCCAAAGGGTATGTGGTATATCTTAGAATTTCCTGATAATAACAATAGGTCTGTTTATAATGGAAGTATTAAATGCCCAAATAATACAAGTTATGGCGCTTCAGGATTAGATACATTTGCCAATGCAAAACAAACTGTTGAAAAGGGTTCTGATGCCTGTTGTATTATTCATAAAAGATATGATTCTTTAAACCCAGACGAATCTAATATGCCAATAGCTATGTTTATTGGAAGGCCTAAAACGAAAGAAGAATTTCATAGTCAGATTTTTTATGGTCTTGAATATTATGGCATAAAGATGCTTGCTGAAAGAAGTCCTACGGATTGGGAGGATTATGCTATTACAAAAAGATACGCTTCTCCTCTTGATAGTTCAAAGAAACATGGTTATTTGATTAGCACAAAGCGTTCAAACAATTCAGAGGTTTATGGTATTGCTCCACAAGATAAAGAAGCGAGAGAGCAGCATTTAACAGAAATGGTTGAATATGCTTTAAATAATATGCACAAAATAAAGTTTTTAAGACTATTAAAGGATATGGTTAATTTCAATATTAACTCTCGTACAGACTATGATGCTTGCATGGCATGGGGTTATGCTCTTATGGGATTAAAAGAACATCAGTTGGCAGTTAAAAAAGTAGACAATAGCAAGTTAAAAGTATTTCATATTTTCAACAAGCCTGCTGCACAAAAATATCACTAAAACTTATTTTATCTTTGATAAACGATTTTTATTAATTTGCTATGCCTATACACGAATCCTCACTACCAAATACATTAGATTCAGACAAAGAAAAAAACTCGGAAGCTTTCGGTTTTTCTGTTCTAAAAGCTTGTTATGAAAGATGGAAATCTGGCTATGGCTCTGAATCTTGGGTAGTAAAAAAACAAAGGTTTGATTATAACCGTTCATTTTCTGTTGGTAAGCAACCGATGTCGGAATACAAAGATATTATTGATACCGATGGTCAGTTATCTGTAATTAATCTTCAATATACTCCAAATCCTATTGCTATTCCTTTTCTTAATCGTTTGAAGGATAGATATATGCAGCGAGTTGAAAAAATAAGCTGTGTTTCTATTGACCCATTTACTCAATCAAAAAAAGAAAAAGCCAAGAATGAAGCCTTGTTCAAAATGAAGCACAAGGAAGAAATTATAGCCTTACAGCAGGATGCAGGTTTTGAGTTGGAGGAGTTTAAAGATACAGACCCTGAAGATGAACAAGAATTAGATATTGAGTTTGGATTTAACTACAAGGAACGTGAAGAAGTAGTTATGGAGAACCTGATTAATCTTGTTTTTTATGATAATAAATGGAGCAAGGTAATTAAGGATAGGGTTTTTGATGATTTAATTAATTGTGGTTACTCAGTAACTAAAACATATATTGACCCAAATGGGAGGATAAAACTAAAGTTTGTTAAGCCCGATAATTTCATTACTTCTTATTCTGAATGGAATGATATGAGGGATTGGGAATGGCAGGGTGAAGTTGATTATATGACTATTACCGATATTCGTTTAAAATATCCTGGAAAGTTTTCTGAAGAACAATTATTTGATTTAGCAAAAGAACATTCAGGGTTATTTAATAATGCTTTATGGACTTATAACTGGTCTTATGTTTGGTTAAATGCTGTTGCAAGACCCTACGATTCATATCGTGTTCAAGTATGCAATTTGACTTACAAAACTCTTTACAATCTTAATTACGAAAAGAAAACAGATAGATTTGGTAAAGAGATATTAGACCCAGCTAAAGAATTAAAAGAAGGCAAAGAGTATGAAAAATCTAAGCCGTATTATGTAAGTTATACAGGTGCTTACATAATAAATACAGATAAAGTTCTTGAATGGGGATTAAGTAAAAACATGATTAAGCCAGAGAAGAATCTTACAGAGATACTTTCTCCATATACGGTTTATATGTACAATAACAATCAAATGGTAAATACTCCATTGATTGAAACTATGATTCCAAGTATTAAGATGATGCAGTTGTTGAATCTTAAAACACAAAATATTATTGCTACGATTGCTCCAGATGGTTCAAATATTGATTTTGCAGGACTATCTGATATTGATTTAGGTTCAGGTATTGGCGTTGTTTCTCCTTTACAGCTTTATGGAATATACCTACAAACAGGTAATATGTATTATAAGGGTATTGGCGATAATGGAGAAGATAGAAGACAACCTCCTATTACACCAAACAATGTAAATTTCTCCAATAAATTACAACAATTAGAACAACAATGGCAGTCTGAATACCAAAAACTTGTGACTATTATTGGTTCTAATGCCTTAGATTCAGGCCAAATAAATAATCAAGCTGTTGGTAAGCAGGTATTCCAAGATGCTCGTAAGCAAGGCGAGAGTGCTTCAAATTACATATACAATGCTTATCTAAATATCATGGAACCGACTGCACAAAAAGTTCAGCAGCTGGGTTGGGATATTCTCGTTTATAAGAAAGGTGGATATGAAGGATATATGGCTGCTTTGGGTAATGACAAGGTTGAATATATTCGTTTGGAATCTACTGATGACTTTGAAAGAGCGCAATTTGATGTTAAGATTGAAGCTGTTTTAGATGATACTGCACAGGCTATATTGAAAGAGCGTATTAACATTGCATTAGGTAATAAAGAAATTACTTTACAAGATGCTTTGCAAGTAGAAGAGCTATCTCAAACGAATGTAAAGTATGCTTCTTATTTATTGGCTTCAAGACAAAAGAAGCGTGAAAAGCAACGCATTAAAGAAGCTCAATTAAATTCTCAATCAAATACTGAAGCTGCTATTGCTGCTGCTGAGGCCAAGTCAAATGGAGAAATGCAAGTCATTCAGTTAAAAAATGATTTAGAGAAGGAAAGGGAAAACGAAAGGCTTGAAGCAATGAAGACTGAAGAGATGACCAAGTATGCAAGTATCATGAAGATTGAGTTGATGAAAGCATTGTTTGCACAGGGCAAAACTATGGAGCAACTCCCTTCAATGATATTTGATGGTATAGGTCTTATTGATAAAACAAATAAGCAGTTGTTGATGGAAGAGTTAGCTGAAAATGAAAGAGAAGCGCAACAAATGGCACAGCAAATGGCTGCTGAAGAAGAAGAAGCAATGATGCAACAGCAACAACAAGGCATGGAGCAAGAGCAAATGATGCAAGGCGAAGAACAAATGAATATGGGTGAAGAAGAAATGATGCAGGGCGAAGAAGAACAAATGATGTAAGTCAAAAAACTATTAAAAAAGTAGTTTAGCTTTGTATTAGAGAATTAAAAGACAAATCAACATGAGTGAAAAAGTAAACGTAGCAAAATCTTGGGAGGATGCAGTACTTGATAATTTCGAGGAGCAAGAATCAACTACCGTACAGGATGAATTTGTAACCACCGCAACAAGCGAAGAAACTATTGCAGCACCTGTAAATGATGCTGTTGAAATTGTTTTACCTGAAGGAGCAGAAATTGTTAGCAACGAAGCCGAAGAAATTGTAATTCCTGAATCAGCAATAGAAGAAAAGATAGTTGAACGCTATCCTGAAATGAGTGCTGATGCTAAGAGTATATTAGAAGCTCTTCAAGCAGGTAAAGAAGATGAAGTATTTAATTACTTATCTGAAAAAAGAAAAGACTACACTTCTATGTCAGATTATGATGTAGTTAAAGAAAATCTTATTCGTTCTAATCCAAATTGGACTGATAAAGATGTAGCCATTGAGTTGAAATCAAAGTATGGTAATTTGGCAGGTAAAAAAGATTTATCAGAGATAGATGAAGATATTTATCCTGATGAATATCAAAGTGCTGTTGAGTTCAATGAAATGATTGAAGAGCGTGAAACAATCCTTGCAAGGGATGCAAGAGAAGCAAGACGCATCTTAGATGAACAAAAGAAAAACATAGAATTTCCCAAATTAACCCAAGAAGCACAAAACCAGCCTACCGATGAAGAAATTGCAGAAGCAAATAAGCAATGGGAAGCAATGGTTTCAAGTGAAGTTCCAAAACTTTCAGACTTCAAGTATAAATTAAATGGCGAGGATGTCATTTATAAAATTACTGAAGAAGAAAGAACGAATTTGACAGAAACCATGAAAGGTTTTAATGCTTCAGAATACCTATCTAAACGTGGATGGTTTGACCAAGAAGGTAACCCGAATATTCTAAAAATTAGCGAGGATGTCTATAAATTAGAAAATCAAGGTAAGATGATTGGCTCTGTGGCAACACAGATTAAAACTGCTACAAGAAAAGAAGTTATTTCAAGAGATATAAAGAACATTGATATGGATGATAAGTCATCATCTGATTTTAAAGTTTCTAAACCCTTTTGGCAAGTAGCTATGGAAGCTGGGGAATAGTTAACAAAAATTATAAAATTTAAAAGCCAAGAAAATGTCAGCTTTACCATCAAGTTTTACCACCCCCTCTGTAACCAGAGCCGGCACGCTCATTAGTGAGCTTAACATCATTGTACCTCGTGCATACAATCAGTTTATTGACAAATGGAAATTTGTTCCTATTGTTATGATGAACGAATTAGCAGGTAACGAAATGCCTACTGATAACAAATTGTTCTATTGGTATGAGCAAGCAGGTCGTGCTATGGGCTTCGTACAGTCTTCAGCAGCAGTTTCTGTATCAGCAGGTGCGCCAGCTACTATTACAGTTGCAGCAGGAGCTTATTCAGCTTCAGGTACTCGTTCTCTACCAAATGAAGGACAGATTTATTACAATGCTCGTACAGGAGTTGAATCTCGTGTAAGTGCAGTTCCGAATAAGTCAACTCCTTATGCTCACACATTTGTATTAACTCCAGTAATTGTTACTGATAATGCTTCAACTCTTGCAGGTGATGTATTACAGAACAGAGGTTACAAATACTTAGGTGAAGCATCTGATTACACAGGTACTGAAGTTCGTAACATCGACAAGTACACCAACTACTGTACTCAAATTCGTAAGGATAGTAAGTTCACCGATTTGTCAATGGCAGAAAGAATTGACTTTGAAATTGATGGACAGCGTTTTTACAAGTACAAGCAGTTGAAGGATGATAACTATGAGATGATGCTTCAAAAAGAAGTTGCTCTTATGGATTCAAACTTGACTAACAACTTGGGTTACAACGAATCAGGTACAGCAGGTGTTATCCAGCAAGTACAAGCAAACGGAACAACTCAATACTACTCCACTATGGGAGCGCAGACTACTTTTGCTCAAATTGAGCGTCAGATTGATAGTCAAGGCGGGCCCGGTGAGTACGATTGGTTGTCAGATACTAATCAAAGTATTGAAATCCAGAATGCTTTGGGCAATGACTTCAATAACGGTGCTATTTTGTACGCACAAACAGGTAACATGGATAATTTAGACCTTGCAAGAGGATTTAAGTCATTCACTCCGTACCATCGTAAGTACAACTTCACTCGTTACTTGCCTTTCTCACAAGCAGCTTTCTATGGCAATAATGTTGCAGGAACTACTCGTGATAACTTTGGTTTACTTATCCCTAAAGGTACAGGTACTGATGCAAGAACTAAGAACATTGTTCCTAACTTCTGTATTCGTTACCAAAACATTCCGGGATTCGGAAAGGTTGTTATCGGAGAAACTGGAGGTCTTTCACCTAACGGTAAGACTACCAAGTTGGAATTAGATGTATTCCAGCAAGCATACTACGGAGTGATGGTTTTCGCTGCGAATCAGTATGTTATTCTAAAGAAATCCTAATTTAAAAAAGGTAGAAGGGTGGGGAAATTCCTCACCCTTTTTTAAATAAAACAAAAGAGAGAAAAATGGAAGTATTAATTGAAAAGAAAAAGGGAAACCCAAATTTTGGTAAGAAAAATGTTCAGGTTGTAAGTGACTTGGATAAAATTTATGATTTTGAGCTTATTAAAACCTATGAAATTTACAAGCCAGAGGTTGTTATTATTACAGGAAGAAATAGCGAAAAAAGTGTAGGTAAAAGCGACACACTATATCCTCCTACTTATGCCATTCCAAATAGTGGACTTGCTTGGGATGAAGAAGAAGGCCGTCAAAGAGCATGGAGGTTTATTAATACTGAAGAATCAATTTGGATTGATGAACAACGTGATTTGACAAAAGAAGAAGAGGCATCATTGCTTTCAAATACTGATAACCAACTTGAATTTAAAAAAGGAAAGTTAATGGTTAGAGGTATTGAGAAGTCAAAGCTTGCTGCATTGATGATACAAGATATGTATGAAGGAAAGAAAAAGCAATTAAAGCAAATTCCTCCTGTATATCGTTTATTAAATCCTGAAGCAATACTAAAGAGTACACAAGATATTTTAGATTTAGCGTGGGAAGCAGAGAGTGCTGCAAGAGCTTGTTCTTCAAAAGAAATGCTTGAATTTGCAAGTGTTTTAGGAATTAGTTTAGAGCAAAGCGAAGCAGGCATCCGCAAGGATTTCATTGTATCAGCTAAGTCAAATCCTACATATTTTGTTAAGCACTTTGTTAATCCAAAGAATAAATATCAATATGCTTTTTCTGAAGCTGTAAAGAATGACCTTATAACCGTAAATAAAAATAGCGGAAAACTTATATGGTCAGAGAGTAAGGCTGAAATTACAAGTATTGCTCCAAATGCAGATGTTGCACAGCAACTTGCTGAAAGAGCAGTAAATAAAGAATCTGAAATTCTTGCTTTATTTGAGCAATTATCAAATATTTAATTTAGCAAGAGGAGGATTCTGTCCAAATTCTCTCTTTGTTTTCAACCCTGCGCTGAAAGGCGTGGGGTTTTTGATTTGAAAAACTATTATCTTTTTTGTATTACATTTGTTTAAGTAAGAAATTTCAATGGCAAATATCAACGACATATATCAGTTAGTACAATATCGTGCCAATAAAAGCGGATTTTTAGGGAATATCTCTCCAAATGATTTTAATTTAATTTTTCCTCGTGCAGAAATTAAATATTTCAATTCGCTTTATGCTCAATATTATAAAACTCAACGTATTTCTGATGCTTTAAGTAGATTTTTTAGTGGGTTGACTGCTATTAGTATGACTACTTCTGGAGGTAGTGCTGGTCAGTACATTTTCCCAGCTGATTTATTTCATGTAGACGCAATAACACATAACGTATCAGGAATACAATATCCTGTTGTTAGGGTTGAAAAAGATAGATTATCTAATCATCTATCATCTAAAATAGAAGCGCCAACTACTACTTTTCCTATTTATACTGAATATAAAACATATTTGCAGTTTTATCCATTGGATTTAGCTACTGCTAATATAGTTTATTTAAAAGCACCTACTACAAGTGTATGGGGATATACTTTAAATGGAATTACAGCTTTTAGTACATTGGTTGCAGGAAGTTTATATACCAATGGTACATATAGTAATATTCCTTTGACAGGAGGTACAGGAACTGGCGCAAGAGCAACTATAATTGTTTCAAGCAATCAAGTTACTTCAGTTTCAATAACAACAGCAGGTAACGGATATGTGGTTGGGAATGTGTTGTCGGCTAATGCTGCTAATATTGGCGGTACAGGTTCAGGATTTGCATTTACAGTTACCCAAGTATCAGGAAGTAGACCAATTTATAATCCATTAACTTCTGTTCAACCTGAATGGAATGAAACAGATTTAGATAATATTATTTACCTTGCATTACAGGATGTTTCTCAAAATATGAGAGATGGAATGTTGCAACAGTTTGCACAAGTAGAAACACAACAAGCGAAATGACCTATCAGCAAATAAGCGAACAAATTAGGACTATGCTATATGGTGGCATACCTTCTGATGATGCGTCTTTTAGTTTAAGATATATTGCTGAATTAGTGGCACAAGAAGTTGCTGTTCAAGCAAGGAAAAACGCATTTGAAAATAGTAATGCAGGAGAAACTACTTACGCAAATGATACATTTACTTCTACATTCACAAGTATTGCAGTAGTGTATAATAGCACGTTAAAACAAAACTATTCAGTATTGCCGCAAATACCTGCTGCCTTGCCAAATAATCAGGAGATAATAAGCATTACTCCTCTTGGTATTATAGGAAGGCGTAGACAGATAGTTTTAATGAAGAATAAGGATAAGTTCATGCAAGACATGCTACCTCCTGTAAAAGGCTTTATTTTAGCTTATATAGAGGATGGTAAATTGTATTATGACAACATACAAGAGTATATGTTTACTTCGGTAAATATAACAATGGTTGGAGCTATAAGTAGCACAGGTGATTTATTAAGTGCTAAATTAAATGTTCCAAAAAGTGTAGAAAGTGAAATTATAGGTAAAATATTTCAGTTATTAAGAATATCAAAAGGTTTACCACAGGATGTTTTGAATAATGCTAACGATTCACCAACAGTACAATAAGCATGGCAACGATAGGGTTAAGACAATTAGTAGCTGAATTTTTAGATAGTGCAGACCAAAGCTCTCACCAGTTTAGACGTATGTATAATATTGGTGTGCGTGGTTCTCGTGCTTTTAATTTAGATATTACAGGCCAGATGATTACTGTTTTACTTCCTGTAAATGTAAACAATACAGTTAATCTTCCTGTTGATTATCTTACCTATTCAAAGATGGGTATTATCAATGAAAGGGGAGAAATAATTACGTTTACTAAAAATGAGCAATTGTCGCAGTATCATGCTATATATCAGAATGAAACAGATAGAAATGCAGGAGTACCTGAACTTACAACAATAGGTAATTATGTAGCTCCGCTTCCTTATCCTTATTTATATAGCAATTATTGGTGGGGTGGTACTTCTTATACATTATTTGGATTAAATAGTGGTACAGCACAGATTTGTGATTTTGATATTGATGAAGGCGCTGGAGTTATACTATTAAACCCTAAAAATAAATATCCCGAAATACTTTTTGAATACTTATCAGATGGTTATGATGAAACAGCAGACGATTATCAAATCAATTCAATGGCTGAAGAAGCATTTATATGCTATCTTAGATGGAAAAACTCTACTGACATGGTTAAAAAGTTTAGTGCAGGTCAGGTAAGAGAATACAAAAACGAATATTACAGAGAAATGCGTTTAGCTAAGATGCGTATCAATAAGGCTTACGCTTCTGAATTTACAGCTAAAAAGCGCAGCTTGACAGGACTTACTGCAAGAGCATAAGATTATGGCAGAGAATATCAAGTTATTTCGTCAAGGTGGAATGGACACCGATGATGCTTACGAATTTATTGAGCAAACAGATTTTGTTGATGCTTATAACGTAAGGGTTATGGGTACTTCAGAAGGTGAAGAGGGTCTTGCAACAAATATTGAATCTAATGTATTAATTGCAGGAACAAGGCCAGCAGGTTTGAATAAAGCTATTGGTGCAGCAGGATTTGAAATAACTCGAAATGCGTATGCTTTCGTATATAATTCTCAAAACAAAAACTTAATTACAAAACTTGCGTATGACACAAATACGCAAACAAACATATTTGAAAATCTAACAAATAGTGCATCTGTTGATATACTTCCATTAAACCCTGAATATTATGTAAATGATATTAAGTTAATTAATGATAAGTTTTTGGCGTGGACTGATGGCAGGATGCAGCCAAGAATGATAAACATAGATAAGCTTGCAGCAGGAACATATACTTCATTATATGGTAGCTTAACGCAAGATGATATGCTTGTCATTAAAGCGCAAGGATTAATACCTGCAATTTGTGCTTATGGAAATGATGAGGGTCAGTCTGTAAATTTACTTCAGGGAAAGTTATTTCAATTTGGCTACCAGTATGTGTATTCAGAGGGTGAACATTCAGCTTGGAGTACAAGGTCAAAAAGGCCTGTTCCTACGCAAGAATCTACACCAGCTATTGGTACAAACGTAACTAATAATAATCATATTGTTGTACAATTAAATATTGGAACAAATAGAGTAAATCAAGTCAATGTATGTGCGAGGTATTCCAATTACGATTGGTTTACCATAAAGAGTGCAAGCAGAGCTTATATATTGTCTTTACCTGCTACGATAAATGTAGCTACTCAGGTTTATGAAGCATACAATCCTGCAACCAATATTTACAGCATTGCCTTTTATAACAATGGGTTATATACCAATATCGACCCATTAGAAACCGACTTAAACTATGACCACGTTCCATTAAAATGCGAAACATTAGAAAATGTCAATGGTAATATATTGGCTATGGGTGGCATTACAGAAGGTTACCCAAGACCAACTATTGAAGTAGATATAAAGGTAAGTGCATACGACCCATTGTTGAGTGTCACTCTTCCCCCTACTGGAATGACTGTTAATTGGTATACTCCTGAAGTTAATACATTTCAATACCTTTATTTTGCAGGAACTCCTGCTATTGGCGATAAAATAATTATTAGATATAAAAAAATAGATGATTATTCAAATATATTGACACTTCCTGCTCCAAGTGGATATACTGCGACTTCTGTAAACTTAGGTTCAGTAATGAACGGTTTGTATTCTGCATTATCTCCCACTTATGCTTGGGGGTTAGATTTTGACAATCCTGCATTTACTATTTTAACAATAAAAGCTCCATCAGGATATACTTTCTTGGATTGTGCTATTACTTTAGCAAGTGCAGGTGCAGCCACATTTAAATCAATTCATGCTTTAAAGAGTAATTCAAGTTATCAACTTGCATTATTACATTTTGATAGATGGGGTAGATATTTCCCTATGGTTAGTGGAAAGGAATATGTCATTAATACTCCTTCTTATGCAGTAATAAATAGTGCTAACACAACAGGCTCTTATGGTTTAACTCCACAAATAAATTGGGAGATAAAAAGTTTGCCTCCTGCGGAAGCCGTTTCTGCACAATGGGCAATTACTAAAAACAATACGCATCAAACTACATTAATGGTAAACGGTGTTCTTGACGCAATACCAACTGATGATTACGTTACATTTAACTTATCTCCATTAAAAAAATTCAATGAAGTAAACAGTTCTTCAGTATTAAATTATGATTATACTCCGGGAGATAGATGTACATTATTGTTCTACATTGATGGAACAACATATAATTATTTTGATAGTCCTGCTTTTGATGTAGAAGTTGTGAGTTTTGTTATAGACGCAAACAATGGTAAATATTTATTAAAAATAAGGAAGGCTGAACTTTTAAATACTGCTGCTATTTCTGGAAAGAACGTAATGCTTGAAATTTATACTCCAAGATTGCGTGATATAGTTGAAAATAATGCTACCGTTCCTGCTGAACAATTATTTTATGAGGTTGGTGACCAAATAAATATTGTAAATGGAGATTATGTAACGAAAGTAGGAACTATAACAGATGGCGATGTTTACTTTAAAACAAGAAGTCTTTATAGTGCTGTAAATCCAAACATTCCTCCTCCATATAGTTTCTTAGTAGAGGATTTTAACTTTAGTGATTTTTATGAAAGTGCTTACACTTCTTACGGAAGGCCAAGAAGTTATAATGACGAGCCGGGTTTAGTCGAAAGAAAGGCAAGCATACGTTACTCTGATTCTTTTTTAAGGGATTCACAAGTCAATGGACTTACAAGATTTTATACTGATAATATATACGGAGATATAGATGGTGAAAGTTCTTCAAATTATGGTTGGATTCGTAAAATACGTCAAAGAAATAATGTACTCGTTTGTTTTCAAGAATTAAAGGTAGGTTATATCCCTGTATCTCAAACAATAGTTGAAGACCAATCAGGTAGTTCGCAATACGCATTATCATTTAAGCTATTTAACTTTATACGTTACAATGGATTAAATATAGGAATGGGTAACGCTAAAGAATCCTATGCAGAATGGAACAACAATTTATATTTTGTAGACCCTTTTCGTTCAGAACCTATTAAAACAGGATTAGATGGCATAGCTCCTATTTCTGGTAAAATGAGCAAATATTTCAAAAGAGTTTTGCAACAAGCCTATGAGAGTGGAAAGAAAATTATTGGCTATTACGATATATTCAATAATGAATATTTGCTATCTACTGAAACCGAAGGCGATATATTAGCTGTTCCGGGATTTGATGGTCTTAATTGGCAATTAGAAGATAGCTATACTGTTTTACCAAGCGCAATAAGCATAACTGCGCAAGGAACAAAAGGTGTAACTACGTATAATAATACAACAGGTATTGCAACTTATACTCCAAATTCGGGACAGACAGGGGCTGATTCATTTAGTTTTGGCTTTACTGTTGGTGGAATACCAAAAACAAAGAATGTATGTATTACAATTACAGCAGGAAATCCTTGTCCTAATAACTTTGTATTTGGTGAAATAACAGGTGCTTCTTTAAGTACGGTATATACTTCAAATGCTGTAAATATATACGGAATAGATATTTCTGTTCCTGTTACTATTATAGGTGGAGAATATAGAATCAATGGCGGTTCTTGGACAAGTTTAGCAGGTGTTGTTGTTAATAATGATATTGTTGAAGTAAGGCAAACAAGTTCTGGTACACCAAGTACAAAAACTACTGCTACATTAACCGTTAATTGTAGAGTTGTTGATTTTGATGTTACTACCGCAGGAACAACTACAACTACTACTACGACTTCTACAACAACTACTACAACAACTTTAGAGCCGACAACAACAACGACTTCTACCACAACAACTTTAGAACCGACAACAACTACTACTTCAACTACGACTACTTTAGAGCCGACAACGACTACTACTTCAACTACTTTAGAGCCGCCTCCAACTACAACAACTACGACAAGTACGACTACGACAAGTACAACAACTTCAACCACAACGACTACGACAACTTATCCTTGTATATGTTATGAAATTGAAAATGAAACAGGAGGTGCTTTAGATATTACATACACTCCTTGTGCAAGTGGAGAAACTACTGTAAGTGTTCCTGCTGGTTACATAATAAATATATGTGTTGATAATGGAACACCTATATATGCCACAGGTTTAACTGTAACAAATTGTGGAACTCCTTGTTCAGCAGATTATGATTGTAATGCTTGCGGTTCAATAACAACAACTACGACAACAACAATAATTGGTTAATGAATAAACTAATAGAATTGTTTACTGCTTGGGGTGTAAGTTTTAATCCTAATAGTGAGCAAATTGAGTTAGCATCAAAAAGATTAGAGGTTTGTAATTCTTGTGAACACAAGGGTGAAAATGCTATTTTTAAAAAAATATGCAATATTTGTACATGCCCTTTAAACAAAAAGGTATATTCGCCTGTGAAAGGTGCTTGTCCTGAAAAAAAATGGGATGAAGTAGATAATCAATTTATAAAACACACTGATATTAAAACACTAAGATTTGTATCTGCACAGCCTGCTATTATTTATTACGCTTGGCAAGTTGAAGTAATGCTTCAAAACTTTTTAGAAATGGGTGTTAATCTTAATCAGGTTGATGTTGTTTGCTGGAAGATTAATGGAGTTATTCCTGTTGAATGGTCAAAGCTTGCCGGAGCATATCCTGCTCGTTTTTTCTTCTATGATGATACAAGAATTACAAAGCATTACATTTCTTCTATAAGACCCAATATTTTAAAACATCATTGGAAGCGTTATCCTGAATTAAGCGAAGAAGCTATATTTTATCATGATTGCGATATTGTATTTACAAAGCCTATTAAGGAATGGATTACAGAGGATATGCTGAAAGATAATCATTGGTATGGCTCTAACACAAATTCATATATTTCTCACTCTTACATATCATCTAAAGGTGATGATATATTAAATAAAATGTGTGAGATAACATCCATTAATAAAAGAGTTATTCTTGATAATGAAAAGAATTGTATTGGCGCACAATATTTAATGAAAAATGTGACTTACTCCTATTGGGAAAGAGTTGAATCTGATAGTGAGCAATTATTTAAGCAGATTACCGATATAAACAATATTAAGAAAGAAGAAAATCCTGAATACCATGAATTGCAAATATGGACTGCTGATATGTGGGCAGTATTATGGGGTGCTTGGAGATTAGGATTTGAAACAAAAGTTCATGAAAATTTTGATTTTTGTTGGGCAACTTCTCATATAGATAGATTTAGTCTTTGCAATATTTACCATAATGCAGGAGTTGTTTCAGGTAAAGATGGATTGTTTTTTAAGGGTGACTTTAGAGATAAGCTTCCATATAATTCTGATATTAAAATAAAAGAAAATACTTCTTCTGAAAAATATTGGAACATAATACAAAAAACAGCCAAAAACTCCGTATTGATATGATAAAATCAGCTACTTATGGTAATATTGATGTAACTGATATAGTTAAATCTAAAATAAAAAATAATAAGCTTTTGGTTAGAGCTTGTAATTCTATTTTTGGTGATACAAGTCCGGGAGTAGTTAAGTATCTATCCATTGAATTGGATAATGGTAATATTATTAAAGCTAAAGAAGGCGATATAATTAATTACCCTGAAGTTGTCAATGACAGACTTGGAATATTTTATTCAAACAATACCAATCCAGAAACAAACAAAACTATTGTAAGTTCTTTGAAGCAATTAGAAAAGGTTTCAGAAGGCAAAGCAGATATTTATACTTGTATGTGGTGTAGCGAGCCTGAAAATCCATTCAGGGAATATATAGCTTGGACACAAACCTATTCCCATTTGAATCAGCTACTGCAAATAATGCAACTGTTATATACTGCAAGAGAAGTTCATAGCTATAAGTATGTTAGTTTTTTAGAGCATGATGTAATGTACGGAGATGGTTATTTTGATTTTCCTGAATTTAAAAAGGGAGTTATTATAACAAATATGAATTATATGGGTGTTAATGAATTTGGTTTTCAGCCATTAGGTCAAAGAGATGAACCTTTTCATCAAATGACAATGAACTTTGAAGATGCTATTCATCATTGCGAAAGTATTTTATGCAACGCATTGATAAAAAATAGTGGTCTTATTGAACCACAGGATATGGAAAGAAAACAATGGGAAAGCGTTAACCCTTCAATCCATGTTAATCATGGCCATCACTTCACTTCTCATTACAATGTGTATAGTAAAAACTCTTATTTTCATGAACATCCATATTGGGGTAACCACGATAATTTCAAGACTTTGTTTAGTAAATAATTATGAAAAATATCGTTTATCTTTGTTTATTATAATTAAATAGGAATGGGATTTGTTACTTTAGAAAATACTCCGCTTAATGTAGATTTAGTAGCACAAGCTCCTACTACTGGATGGTCTTTCTCAAATCTTGTTGCTACCCATGAAAAATGTAATGCAGGTAGAATATTTTTAAATGGGTATACCATTGTTGCAGGACAAACGTATGAGTTCACTTATAAGATAACCAGTATATCAAATGGTTACGTTCAACCTTTTATGGGTTCAACAGCAGGTATTCAAAGAACAACAGCAGGTTTTTATGTTGAAACATTACTTTGTATAGGTTCAAGTCCAAGATTTTCATTTTATTCTAATGCCGATTGTGTAATTGAAGTATTTGATATTAGAAATACTGCAACTGTTACCACTAAAAAACAACAAAATAATATTGTTTATAGTGAAAGAACAAATAAATGGACAAGTTTCTATACTTACAATCCTGATTGTGGATTTGGTTTATTTATAGATTTATATACGTATAAGAAAGGTAATTTATATCTTCATCAGAATAATTCATCAAGCAGAAATAACTTCTATGGTGTTTCTTATGATACAATAGTCAATCTACCATTTAATCAACAAGCAGCGTTTATAAGTACATTTGAAAGCATGTCTGTTCAAAGTAATATGTTGATGGTTACAACGGAGGATGGAATAGAAACAAGCTTGGGTCAGATTAGCGATTTAATAGCTTCAGACTTCACTAAATCTACATTGGTTGATGGTGCAACAACTGTAACAATAAGCTCCGTAGAAGGCGTGTATAGTGCTTCATTTTTAAGAGATAAGAATAGTGTAGGTCAAATACTAAATGGAGATGTTCTGAAAGGCAACTATTTGTTATTGGAATTACAAACTACCACTTCTACTAAATTGAGATTATTTTCTGTTGCTGTTCATTCAGAGAAATCGTTTATCGGAGTTCGTTAATGGGTTTCCCATGCACAGGATGTGGAGCTTGTTGTAGGCATATTGACAATGCTAAAGATATAATAAACACAAGACCTGAATTTAATTTTCCGTATAAATGGGATAAATCAGGTAGATGTGAGATGCTTGGTGATGACAATATGTGCAAAGTATATAATGAAAGACCATTGATATGTAATGTAGATAAGCTAAAAGCTTTTTATGGTATTTCTAAAAAGAAGTTTTATGCGATAAATATTGAAGGTTGTCATAATTTAATGAAATTGGAAGGTATTTACGAAGAGTACCAAATTAAAAAGTAGAATATTTAAAGTTATATTTGTTAAAACGATAAAATTATGGCACCAGCAATAGCCGCAGCATTAATTTCAGCAGCCCCAGCAGCCTTGAAAGGTATTCAAGGAATATTTCAAGGAGCTAAAGGAGCTAAACTTGCTAAGAAAAATATAAGACCTACTTATGAGATTCCACCAGCATTTCAGCAAAATTTAGCTATTGCTGAAAACATGGGCAGGGTTGGCCTTCCTCAACAGCAATATACACAAGGTTTGCAAAATATCCAAAGAGGTCAAACTACTGGATTAAGACAAATTGGTAGAATGGGCAGAGGTGGAAATGTTGCAGGACTTGCAAGAGCAGGTATGGATGCTACATTAGGATTAGATGTTGCAGATGCAAATGCACGTATGTCTAATCAAAGAGCAGCTATGGGTTATAGGTCACAGATTGGTCAGCAACAATTAGCTAAACAGTCTTGGGATAAATTTGGTAAATATCAAGAGCAAGCAGCAGCAGCAGAAGCTTTAAAAGGTGCAGGAAGGCAAAATGTTATGGGTGCTTTTTCTGATTTGTCAAGAGTTGGATTGACCTATATGGGTGGTCAACAAGGCGATGGAACTGGTGGTTATAATAAGTATAATAAGTATAATAATTATAGTAACGGAATTTCATAATGTCTGACGGAGGAGCAAATATTTCTCGTGGTTTAGGTAGTGGTGCAGCACAGGTTTACGACACAAGTGCGCCTGTAAATGCCTATGCCAAATTGATGCAGCAGCAACAGTTAAGGCGTGAAGCTGAAACAAAAAAATTGGCAGATGAATTAGGTAAAATTACTCCTGAAGGATTAAGGCAACCAGATGTTCAAGGGTTCGTAGACCAATTTGGTAAATGGAGAAGTAAAGCTATTGAAGCAGATGCCGAGAGAAATCCAACTAAAAAAGCACTTTTAAAGCAAGAAGCGGAAAAGGAAAAGCTTGCCACTTTCATGTACAAGGATGATTCAAAGAATGAATTGAGAAATGAGCAGGATAGAAAGAAAATGCTTTTAGACCCTAACGTAAGGGATAGATATGATGAAGCAGTAATTGAACGAATAGTAAAATCAAGTTCATTAGCTAAAGATGACCCTAATTATATTAGGGATATGAATCAGTTTCAGATAAGACCTGATTTAAGCAAACTAACCAAAGATTTAGATGCTTTAGATAAGAATCTTCTTCAATCTTCTCAATGGTCTGCCCCTATTACGGAAAAAGCAATGCAGGGTAATCAGCAGGGAGTTTATGTTTACAATAAGAGAGCAATAGACCCTAAAAAACAAGCTACTGCTTATGCTTCATTATTTGATTTAGATAGAAAGTTTCAAGCAGGACTTCGTGAGATGTTCCCAGATTTAGCTGATTTACCAAAAGAGCAATTAAAGGCACAAGCTATTCCATTATTAGTTCAGCAAAGGATTAAAGAAGAATCTTCTAAACCTACTTTTCAGCCAGATAAAGATTTTACAATGCAGAATTTGGCTATACGTAGAGAAAATAGATTATCAAGCGAAGAGGGTGGTATTAACGAAAGCATAAACGTATCTCCAAAAACTTTTACAGGAACAAGATTGCCCCAAAAAAGTACCAAAACAGGAAAGCCTGTATTGGATGCAAAGGGGAATCAGGTAAGAAAGGGGAAGGGTGTTACTGCTGATTTTGTTGCATACTCAACAGTTAATCCTCCATCCTTCCAAATGCCACAATTAACACAGGCATTTAATATTGATAAAGGCAAGAATGAACCTTTAAATACGGAAGATGCTGTTAATTTAACAGGTATTGGATATGGCAAAACAGAAGGTGGCGGTGTTGAGTTAAAAGCTACCATTAAAGTAAAGGGTGAAGAGTATGTAATTAATCTTAGGGACTTGCCTGTTGATATAAGAACAGATAAAAAATATTATCTACCTGTATTAAGAGCAGTTGATAAGAGTTTTAATGAAGTATTAAATACAAAATCTGAAAAACCTGTTGAACCCATAAAGTCTACAATACCTTCAGCTACAAAATCTGAATGGAAATCGGCAGGATGGTCTGATGAACAAATTAATGAAGGAGTTAAACAAGGGGTTATAAAAGTGAAATAATGGCTGAATTACCAAAACCAAGTGATTTATTAAGTAAAGGATTGCCTAAGCCACAAGACTTATTGGAAAAAAAAAATCTTGTCGAAAGCGTTGCTCCAACTACTTCAAGGCGTTCATCAGCTGGCTTAGAGAATTTCCTTCCCCAAGTAGATACTGAAGTTCCAAGTGTATTAACCCCTTCAGCTCAAAAACTTTATAAAGAAAAAGAACGTATAGGTAAAAGGTTTGAAACTACTTTATTAAATATACCAACACAGTTTGGCAGAGTAGGTGGTGCTATGAAGGCAGCCAAACAAATTCAAAAAACTCTTCCTGAAGTTCCAAGTCTTAGAAAATACGGTGAGATTCCAAGAATGCAACCAACTGCAATGACAGAGGGGCAATTATTGGGCGAAAGCTTAACAAAAGGAACTGATTTCAGGGAATTAACAACTGATAAGTTTACTGAAAAGAAAACTGCATTACAGAAGCAAATAGAAAATGCAGAGAACGCATACAGAACCTATCAAGGTGATGAAATGGCAGACCAAGCAAGGGCGCAATCAGGCAAAGAGCCGATGGCATTTGAGGGAGGTTATGAGAATATTGCACCATTGCTTTCAGGAATACAAGGAACAGTTTCTTCTTTTTATAAAATTCCAAGATACATATACAATGTGTTTGCTATTCCACAAAATTTAGTAGCCGATTTAGGTGATATTCCCGGATTGCAAGCAAACTACGAAAATGTATCTAAGGGAACATTTAATCCTTTAGCGTACTTAGAATATGCAGGGGATTATACCAAAGGTCAAGAAGAAAAATGGCAATCTCGTCAAAGACAATACGATGAAGGCGTATTTGACCAATTAGCAAATGGTGATTTTCCAGGTGCAGGACTTCAAATATATGATAATGTTATAGGTTCTGCTCCTTCTATTGCGGCCATGTTTGTAAGTGGTGGGGCTGCCAATGCAGCTAAGTTAGGTTCTATTTCAAGTAAAATTGCTACTGCTTTACCATTTGCATCTGCGCAAAATCAAGCATTATTGGAAAATGAAAATATTCCAGAGTGGTTAAAGCCTGTAAATGCAGCATTTAATGGATTGTCAGAAATTCTTCTTGAAGGAAAATTTGGTACTACTGCTATTTTAAAAGGAGCAACAAAGGTAATTGCCGAGCAAGGAGCAGATGTAGCTGCTAAGTCAATAAAGGATTTGGCTTACAATTATATTAAAAAGGTGCTATCGAAGGTTCAGCCAGTAACAGATGTTGTTTCTAACGCTGCTGAAGAGATGGCTACAACCTTATCTCAAAACTTTATTGCAATAGCAACAGGAGAAGACCCGAATAGGGGTATAATGGATGGGGTTGCTGATGCAGGAATTGTCGGTGGCGCACAAGGATTAGGAGCAAGTGCAATCAGAAAAGGTATTGATATTTACAAAAATAGAAAATCTAAAGACAAAGTAGAAAAGCTAAGTAAGCAAAGAGATGATATTGTTAATGACTTAGATAATGAAGCTATTCCTGATACTGTCAAAGAACAATTAGAGGTAAAGCTTGAAGCAATTACCGAAGAAATAAATAATACTCTTGATGAAAACAGAAATGATATAAAAAATCTTCCTGAAGAAGTAAAATTAGAAGTCGCTGAATTGGCTGATAAGATTGAAAATATTAAGGAATATCTGCAAAATGAATTTATTTCTGAAACAACAAAAGCTATACTTGAACAGGATTTAAAGGATGCGCAAGCTGAATTGGATGCTAAGTTTAAGTTATCCAAGCCAACATTTGATACAGAAGCATCATTAATAGCAGAGGGTAAAGCTGCTGAAGAAGAGTATAAGAAAACAGGTGACCAAGTTACTTATGAGCAAAAGATAAAAGAAATTGAAGAAAGAGAAAAGAATTTAGTTCCAGAACCTGAAGGAGTAAAAGATTACTCTGTATCTGATGCTATAAATCAACCAAAGATTTTTACAATGGATGGTGAAAAGGGAAGCCTTTACACAGAAGAAAATGGAATGGTTGTTTTTGAATCTAATGATAGAGTTACAGAATTAGGTAATATAGATGAAATAAGCAATAAAAAAATAAGTGAGCTTGGTTTAAAAGAAGAATCAGAATTAAACATTCAAGTTGGTGATGATAATTCAGTAAATATTGATGGTAATAAATTGTTTAATAATTATAGCGACCCTATGGCTGCTATTAATTATGATAAAGAAGGTAATGTTATATCTATAAATTTAGAAACTGACAATCAGCAAAAAAGAACAATCAGGGGGCAAAGAGCGCAAGAAATAGCATATCAATACACACTTAAAAGCTTTGAAGAAAATGCAACAGACAGTCAAATCGAACAAGCAGTTCAGCAGGCAAGAGAGCTTGAATCAACTGAAGGAGATGTTAGCCAAATTGCCAGCACAGAAAAGGTTGCAGGTGTTGAACCAGAAATTGAAAAAGTAGAACAACTTAAACTTAAAGAAGATGCCATTCAAGTCGAAACAGCAGGCGAAGTTCCTGTTCAGCCAGAAGCCACAGTTGGCGAAGAAGTGGAGCAAGGAAAACCCGAAGCAAAACCTGAAGGCCTTACCCAAGAAGGTAAGCAAGAAGAAGTAAAGATAGGTAAGGTCAAGCAAATTCTTTCTTCAGTTAATGGGGATATTTCTAGACTAGCTGGAGATTCAAATGCTTCTAAAAGAGCGTTTATCATAGAAGCCATTACTGGCCAAAAGGTATCAAAGGCAAATGCTGGAGTAAATAAACTAAAGGAGGTCGTTAAGGCGTATGTCGGTATTACCCCAGACTCTGTTAGAGGCGAGTATGACCAAATTAATCAATGGGCTAAGGGTGAAAAAGAGGCAACTGCCGCTACCCAAGAAGCACAACAAACTCCTGCGCAAAAAGTAGAACAACTAAGAGCAAAAGAGCAAGCAGAGTATGCTGCTATGGATGACCCGACAGATAAAGCAAAAAGAGAAGAAATCTATGACAAGTATGATAAGCTCATTACTCCTCTATTGCCGGAAGTTGCCCCTGCAAAAACAAAACCTGCACCAAGATTAAAAGCCAAAGTAAATACTAAGGTTCTATTTGAAAAAGCAGTCAATTTATTCTACGATATTAGTGGTACGGAAGGAAGCGCAAAGAAACGTACCTTATCTGCTAAAAGGCGTACATTTATGGAGCAAAACCCATCAATAAAATATGTTGATGATAACTGGTCTAATATTAGTAAGCAATTAGAAGCAAAAGGATTGCTTAAAAAAGAAGGTAACTGCCCTTAATTAAAATACAATGAAAAAACCAATTAAACTACCACAGGAAATAGTAAAGTTGCTATTACCAAGACTAAAAGATGAATTTGATGCAGCTTATTTGTATCGTGCTATAAGTAATTGGTGTCAAGGTGTTGGCTACTTTACTGCTGCTGAATTTTTTGCTAAAGAAAGCGAAGATGAATTTGGTCATGCAAAAGGAATTGAAAAATATCTTGTTGATTGGAACGTAACACCTAATTTGCCTAAGATTGAAATGCCTGAACTTGAATTTAGTGACCTTGTGGCTGCATTAGATAAGGCATACGTGATTGAATACAAGCTGTATGAAGAATATGAAGATACGAGCATGAAAGTCTTTAAAACAGGTGATTTATGCACGTTTGACTTTTTACAGGAATACCGTACAATTCAGCGAAAATCAGTAGCCGAATATTCTGACAAATTAAATATGCTTGAAGGAGTAAATCCTAAAGATAAAATGAACTTATTACTTTTAGAGAAGAAGCTTTTCGCATAATATTCTATGGCAAGTCCTTGTATAATTACTTTTGGTGGTAAAAAATACTCTTTTGAAGAGTATGCAGCTATTTTGCATGATGGACTTCTTGACCAAATGGTTAAGGATAATATTATTGATGATAGTGATTTTGTTAAAAAAGCCGAAATGGTTGAAAAGACAGAATTTGATACTGAAGAGGAAGCTGAATTATACGATATTTCAAGGGAAACAGACCCAAAAGTTATTGCTGCAAAGTTTAATGACTTGCCAACAATAGAAGAAACAGACTTTTTGGAATCTCAAATAAGTGATTACTTAGGAAGCAAGGGCAAGATTAACGAAAGTGATTGGAGAGAATACAGTGACCCAAATTTGCTTACGCCTGAAATACGCCAAAGATATATTGATTCATCAAATAAAAGCGATGGATTAGATAGTCAATCAGAAGAATTACAGAATAATATAGGAATGAGGGTAGAGCCTAATGACTTTATTGATTTTGTTTTGGATTATGGAAGTAAGAAAGGTTTTAAGGAGAAGAAGAAGTCAAACATTCAACAAGCATTAGAAGAAAGGTACTTTGATTTAACTGGTAAAAATATAACTCCAAAAGCTGTTGAAAAAGGCGTTGAATCAGTTAAGGAAAAAAATAAAGCTATTGATAAGCTTTACCAACAAAAACAAAAATTAGAAGAAGTAGGTATTACTCCTGAAGATATTGCAAGAGAGAAAGAATTTGCTGAAGAAGGATTTGGTGAGCTTGAAACACCTTTAGAGAAGTTTAAGTTTAAAGAAAAGCAACTTAAAGCAGAAGGTAAAGGAAAATCAGAGATAGAATTACTTAAAGAAAAGGCAGCAAGAGCTAAGGAATTAGTTGTTAATATTCGTTCACTAAAGATAGATGGTAAAGGTAAGGCATTTGACGCTACTTTAGGACTTCCTGTTGCGGTTTGGAACGGAGCAGTTGAAACTGTTGCATCAGCAGTCGAAGCAGGCGCAGCAATCGCAGATGCAATCAAGAGAGGTATTAATTACATTCAGAAGAACCATAGAGG